GCTGCCTTACATCTACATGAAGACAGCAGATGATAACCAGGTCCCGTGGCTAGCTTCACAAACAGACCTACTGGAAGAAGATTGGGTAGTCCTACAGGACTAACCAGCTCACCTGCCACGTGTAGGAAGAGTCAGAGAGCCGTCAGCCATACGCTGGCGGTTTTCTTATATATTCAACTATACAAGTGATCCGGCGGCGGAACCTATATGTGATAGGGAGCGAAGCTCGGCGCAATTTTTTATTTTAGACCTCTACAATCTCGATACCGTGTACAGCTAGCATCATCTTTTTTTTCAACTTATACACCTGAGTCTTCATCCCTTTAACATCAACGTGATCCACATGACCGTCGCCGTATGTCACTTTGAAGTCCAACACATAGCTGCAAATCTTCACGTCGTTTATAACGATCGGATAGCGCACTTGTTCCTCGATCAAAGCTACCCGTTCATGGTCCGGAATGTTTGCTCCGGTCAACATATCCAATTGCTGCCGGTACATCGCTTCTTTCTTTGAGTCGTATACGGTCCCGTTGTAGTCGGTCCTGGTATTGCGATACTTACTGACGCCACCACCACCTAACTTCCTGAGATCATCGACGCTGATAGTATTCATATATTTTTACTATACCATAGTTATCCCCATGTCCCCGTATGCAAGCGTGACAAGCTCACCACACCTGCTACAATGAGGGAGTCGGAAACACACCCGACACAATCGCCGGAGGTCGATCATTAACAAAACCAATAACAAGTTTATGAAGTCAATTAAAACCTACATCAAGAGGAAGTTAGATAATAAAGTGAGTGTGCGTCGTACACTGAAGATCGCAGCGTTTGCCGCAATCATCGGTGCAGCTGGCACCACTTATCTCAACATCACAGTGGTACCGCAAGTAGTCCAAGCATACGAAGATATGACCACTACAACGGTAACGAACAACGCTCCATTCAAGGAGGAAGCACCAGTAGAGAGTTCAGATCGACTAGATCAGTACTTCCAGGCTGCCTACGACGAGAACGAGAGCAAGTTCAACCAACTACGTGAAGACGACGCCATGCGTCAAGCAATTGAAAAGATGGAAGCTGATTTAGAAGCAGAAAAGGAAGAACTACGAGAACGAGAACTTTTTCTCTAAGCCTGAGAGCCATCCAGGTGACAGATGCGATGAAAGCTGTAGAAGCTCAAGGGCATGAAGACTGCCATGACCTACCCGGCGGATCTAATGAAACCGGATGCTGGCAATTCCTAGACAGTACTTACGTCCAATACGCTAAAGAAATCTACGGGTATGTTCCACCAAGGACGTATATCAACGAACGACACCTAGTGGTGATGAAAGTTCAAAAGTGGCTGAAAGCTGGTTACACAGCGGAAGAGATCGGTCGGATATGGAATGGAGGTGATACTACTATCAAACGTGGGATCAACAGTCATGGAGTAGCCTACGACACTGGCTTGCATGGAGAAAAAGTAGTCAGAGCGCTAGCTTATATTCAGAGAACTTATGAGGAAACCAAAAAGAAAGATTAAAAACACTACTCTTACAATGCACCTGCAGAGGATTGGTACTAAAGGAGGATGTGTCACCCGCCAAAGGCATGGTGCAGATCACTACAAGAAAGCGGCAAATGTTCGCTGGGCTAATCATCGACGCAAAGTGTTGGAAGACCCACTTAATGACAATGAAGAAAAAAACTAAACCGTACACTAAACAAAATACGTACGAGAAAGAAAAAGCGCTGAAGCTGAAACAAGCTCGCAAACGGAAGCAGCTGCGCCAATCGTACTAGTTATCAGTCCACAAGGTACAACTAGCTGGACACCCACATGAAGAAACAAACTGATATTGCTCGACTGGCACTACGACGGGTAGCGTACAACCCGGAAGTTGCCAAGATCATCGGGCTAAACGAAGCAATACTGCTCGGTCAACTAGATTATTGGTCAGACAAAACGGTACGAACTGACGGATGGTTTTGGAAGACGAAGCAGGAACTCACAGATGAGACTTGCCTATCCCGGTTCCAACAGGATCAGGCACGCAAGAAGTTGGAGAAACTCGGACTAGTGGAGTCTAAGGTGATGCGAGCGATGGGGAAACCCACACTTCACTACCGTATCGCTTTTCAAAACGTAAGAAACTTACTTTTTGAAACGCTAGAAACTAGCCTTTTCGATTCGCTAGAAACTGACGTTTCTATAACAGAGAGTACACAAGAGAGTACTACAGAGAATAAGCGAAAAGCGAGTGGACCAACAAAAGAAGAAATGTTGGAGAACTTTACCCTGTTCTACGCAACCTATCCCAATAAAAAGGGAAAGGGTCATGCGGAGAAAGCGTGGCTAAAGATCAGACCGGACGACGACAAAACAAAAGAAATTATCAACAAAGTGGATGAGTATAAAACTACCAAAGCCTGGAACAAGGACGGCGGCAAGTTTATCCCGTACCCAGCCACGTTCTTAAATCAACGGAGATACGAAGACGACCTCAGTACTGAACCCAAACAAGATGCGAGTACTAAGGGCGACACACTCAGTCTCACTTAACCATTATGTACAAGGTCACATTCAAAGGGGACAGACTACCGGAGACATTAGACGACGAGAAAGGCGCAAAGCTATACGAAATGAAGAAGAATGGCGATATGCCTACAAACGTGGAGTTGCGCAAAGGTATGCTGATTATGAGTACCTCGATCCGGGACGTGGAGTACGTCGCAGACGAGCAGCGCAAAGACTACAGCGAACCAGAGCTATTGAAGTTCGAGAAAGAAGAGCTGAAAGAGTTTCTCAACGAAGAAGGTGAACTTGCATCAGTCGGAGAGTTACTGTTCTATCAGTCTAAGGGACTGGTCAATTACACTGGACCAAAGGATGCGCCATACGTTGCATCGTTTGACATTCAGATCAACCGGCTACGGACCAGGGACTTTGCAGATATGCAGCACAAGATTAGTCAGTACAAGTTCCTCAAAGGGAGGAAGTACTACGCTCAGAAGCATGAAGCAAGAGAACATGACCTTAAACGCAGTAGGGAAGCAGCGCCACTTAAATCACCAGAAGCACCACGCCTATGTTTGTGTGGCTGCGGCGAGGACCTTAATGTAGCCAGCAAAAAAATCGGATATTTTTTATCTTCTACAGCCACTGGCACATGCACCGCTAAACTTCGCAGGATTCAAGAGGAAACAAGGCTAGCTGCAACGTAAATAGCAGACACGACACATTACTCAACTAAGGTATATTGAACCGCTTAAAAACGAATACAGACGGTCAAATACATCTAAAACCAACAAAAATGGAAGAATTAAAGTCATTCAAAGATAAAGTAGTTCATGTACTACAAAAATACCCGGAGTCACGCAATAGCGACAAAGAGTTATTGAAAGGCTACATCATCGAGCATCACCCTGAACTATTGATCCGTACCAGTCAGCGTGTAGCGATGATAACGCTGGACGATCTTATGAAGCTGCCCAACTTTGAAACACTACGCCGGAACCGACAAGTCATTCAGAACGACAACGAACTATATCGACCAACTAGCTCGGTAGTGTTGAATGCGAGAGCAAATAAAGAAAAGAACTACCGACATGCGGAAGTTCGAGAAACCAAAGCAAAGAAAATAACAATCACCTTATGAACAAATGGGCTGGTATTTATCACGGGGACTGCCCAATGTGCAGCAACCCACTATCACCTAGTCACTGTACCGATTACGTACTATGCACCACCTGCTCATTTTCGATGCACGCCGGGAAGTTCTATTCCAAAGTAAATAAAGAAAGGATGGGACACCACCTAGTGCGGCATCGACATATCACAGAAGAGCAAGTAGTTATGGACGCACTCGGCTAACTAATTAACCATTATGACCTGCAAAAAGTGTTTTCTATCCATGCGACTACAACCAGGCACGATTGTCTGGGAGTGTATCCAAGGACACAAGTTCTGGGATCACTCACTAGAGTCGGATGATGAAGTAGAAACCAAACCGCAGACCGTCATTGTAGAAATACCGTATGAAAAACCAAAACAAACAGAAGACTCAGCCTACAAAAGACGAGTCGAGAAGAAGCTCAAAGAGAGGAAGACGTGGCTATCAAACAACGTCATCAACGAAGAAGGCATTACAGTTCAAGAAGACGGGTCAGAAACCTTTACACTCAGTGGAGTCGAGGGAGAAACCGTCACGCACACAGTACCCACACAGATTACACGTGCTGTCTGTTTCGGGCGACCAGGTCACTTCGATACCTCTTTCAAAAAGAGTCGTAGTACCAGGAGGAACGGGACCGCTACCTAGTGTAGTGATCCAACACATCGCACAGCTGCAGCTGGTGATCGACACACAGAACAAACAGCTGGAAGAAGTAAGACAACACTCATCCAGGAAGTCGCACGACATCGGACGAGCAGAACAAAGCATCCTTTGTTTAGAGGATCACATCGAGAAGCTAGAAGATGCGTATTTTGACGCAAAACATGCAACCGTAGAGCTTAAAAAAGCCTTGAAAACTATGGCTGGATTGCTATAATAAAAGTATACAAGCCGCTTGCATAAAGTTACCCGTATAACCTAGAAAAAATTACTAGTTATGACTAATAAACCCTTATTATTAACGCTATTATTACTCATCGTTGTTATTATCTACCTCTTAATCACATTCCAGCTTTCTGCTATCGAATGCTTAGAGTTACACACAGCGCAGTATGAAATAGTCAACTAACACAACGTATAATGAAGCAATCAGACATCGAAGTGCTGCTAAAGATGCTGGAAAGTACACTCGGTACTATGACAGCTAAAGACGCCGATGTAGTCGTACAGGCTAGCATCATCTATATTCGCAATAAATCCCACAACCATGAAACTAGCTAAACAAATCGTAATTGTATTTCTATTCATGGTAGTAGCTAACCTTGCCCACGGGCAGGGTTCTGCTGCTACCTCAGTCACAGTGAAGATCGACTGTAATAACCGTAACTTTGAAACCTCAGCACAATGTACTGCGCCGGTTGATTGGTTCCTTGGTGACCGTGAGAACGGCTTCTATGGTCAATTAACTTCCGGTGTGACGTTCCGGCAAGGACCTATCCTCAGTGATCGTGGTGTATTTCTCCACAAAATCACTATTGAGGATGCGTTCTGGTATCTCGACGAGAAAGGATCATTCTTTGCTGAGTCTGATCTACAGGCATTATCAGTTCACGTTACCCGGATATGAACGAAACAGTAAAAACCTTTGTACTGGCAGTATTCGATGCTCACACACAGCGGCAAAAACAATTGCGTGCAGAAGAGCGACGACAACTTGAAATTGTATTAGACAACGCTATGGATGCTGGATTATGATAAGTACAATCTATCGGACAAAAAAGGAAGGTATTAACAAGTATCACGTTGAATATGATTAAAAACTACACCACTACAGTCCCGGCAGAACAGACCATTGGTGAGATCCAAGTGATGTTGAGCGAGTATGGCGTCACTAAGATGATGACTGAGTACGATGGTAAGCAAGTAAGTGCTGTCAGCTTTCAGTTACGTATAGACGGTAGAGAAATGGGCTTTCAATTGCCATGCAACTGGCGTGCGGTCCGGGAAGTGTTTGACCAGCAAGGTATAACTAGCGTGAGACACAAAGATAAAAGCCTTGATAACCAGGCTATTCGTACTGCGTGGCGTGTGATCTACGCCTGGATAGATGCACAGCTAGCGCTAGTGGAGATCAACATGGTGACCATTCCACAGATATTCCTACCCTATACCATCATGCAAGACGGTAGAACGATATCAGAACACCTAAGCGAGCAACCTGGCCTACTACTAACAGCTACTAGTTCTAATCAAAATACAAATTAAACTATGATAAGCACAATCTATCGGACAAAAAAGGGAGGTATTAACAAGTATCACGTCGAAAAGGTGGAGACTCTATCAGTTCATCCCACTATGGGTGATGCGGAAAGGGCTATGATGGTTGCCTATCAGGGTAGTAAGACTAGTAAAGCACAACAAGGAACGAACCTACGTAGCGCTGATTGCTGGAAACGATACCAAAATGCACCAAGGCGGCAGGAGGGAGAGTGTTTTATGTGTGATAGTGAGGGATATGAAGTGGTCCAGGAGTTCCAAAACTGGCTGCTAATCGAGAATAACTACCCGTATGATGCAATTGCTACAGTTCATCACTTACTCGTCCCTAAGCGGCACGTAGCTGATATAAACGAGCTAACAGGCTTCGAGATACAAGAGCGTGATTGGTTATACGCTAAGTTTGAAAAGGATCGACAGTATGACTTCATCCTAAAGAACTTCACTATTGGTCAAAGTCAGCCGCAACATGCGCATTATCACCTTATTACTCTAATCAGGGACTAGTTATGGACAACAGATACCCAACAGACGAGGAACTACAGAAGATCGAACAGTGGGACTACAGTAACTTCGAGGAACTAGCGCTGTTTATCCAGTCTATTTGGAACTGGGGAGAAGACTATGCTCGACTTGGACCGTGGAAAGAAGACGATCATAAGACTAACTACCGGGAGTTTGTACTCATCACTGGTGGATGGAGTGGTAACGAGGATATCCTAGTTGCGCTGCACAACAACAAGATGTTTCAGATGATGTGTTGGTATTCTTCACATCGGGGAGGGTTGCATATTTATCACATTAAGGAAACAAACGTATGACCATAGTAGAACTAATTGGGATTGGATTCTTTGTTGGACTAGGCTGGTGGTTATCAAAAGCCATCTTCGTAGTGATTATCAGTAAGTGGATAGCTAAAGGACCGATCAAGCTGGACACAGATAGCGACTCTTAGTATGACAAAACAACTAAGAAACCTATCAGGCGTGTACTTCCGGGAAAAGATCGACGATAAATGGACCAACGTATGCTTCGAGGAACTTAGTGAAGAGAAGCAGCTAGAGATCATTACCAGAAAAGATAGTCAGGAGTTTGTTGGGAACCTGGCGCTTCACCTAGCCAAGACTATCAACGAGATTGGGGATCAGTTCAACCTACAGAAAGACTAGTGGTGGTATATTGAGGGTAGAGTTCATTGTCAAGGAGGTGATCCAAAGTGCATAGACTAACCAAAGCGCAGCTGCGCAAACGCAAGAAACGTCGAGCAATCACTAAACCAATCCGTATCAAATGGCGTCAATACTTGAAAGGAGTGCAACGTGCATACACAACTGCCAATTGATCTACCACCAAGCGACGACGAGTTGTTTGGTAACCTCAGCTGTGGCTGGACTGGCTGCAATCAGACGGTTCGTGCTTCACAAGCGATAACAGCTACCAACGGGATCGTGTCTGAACACTTCTGTGGTACTCGATGCCGGGATAAGTGGAGGGACGAGCTACCAGTTCGTTACTCTGAGGTATGACTGCCCGGTTCGAGATAGCACGCTGCTATCAGTGTGGTTCCAACCAGTTTGAGGACAGCATGTTGGAGTACAACGATCGTTTGTTCTGTGGACCACGCTGCAAGCGTAAGCAGAAAGATAAAGAGGAAGACGATCTACGTCAACCACCAAGCAAATAGTCCCCATATACAAGGACCCTGGGTAACTGGGGTCCTTTATTCTTGTGTTATAATCAAAGAGCTGGTACGTACGACTACCAGCACCTGCCCGTGGCATATCAGCCATGCAGAAAGATAGAGGGAGACATTTTTCGATCGTAAAGATCACTACGTTGTAATCAACAATCTCCACTAGTCCGGTGTGGAGCCGGATCAAGGCTATACAGTAACGGTGAGTATTCAAAACTAAATGAATTAGTTCAACCACCTCACTTCCTCTATCTCAATGGTGCAAATCCATTCACGGGCATACTCTCTCACGCAAGGTACCCGTCTATATGGGTAGTAGAAAAGCTGTATCAAAACAAAAAGAAGAAAAGGTAGTCCTCTCGACGTGCCACTACGATAAATGTAAGGGTTCGTTCCTGGATGATCTCTTCAAACCATACTGCTCGGCAACTTGTCGAGTCTTTGACGTAACTACTAAAGATAAAAAGAGTAAGCGTAAGACCAAGTACAAACCGGAGTGGTGTACGTCGATGCTATATAAATACTTAAAATACTGTGAGGACTCTCACCTGCCACGTATGCGACGTGTGGCTGACGCTACAGTACCGGTGACAACCATTCGACTACCATCGCAGCAAGGATATGCGCTATACCTGGGACAAAGTATCGAAGTGTTCCCTGGGTACGCTCGCAAGTACCCGGACTTCAACCGGGCATTAAAGATCATAAAGCAGGTGCAATACGAGTATCTAACGTCCTTTGGTGTATCTGGTGCCTATAACTCGAAGACTGCCGGACTGATCCTAATGAGTGACCACGATATGACGGAACGGAAGCAGAACGATCATACCCATACGCTTGGAGTGGTACGATCAGTGTACGAGACTGCAGACAAGTTGGGACAGGATGAGGTAACTATCATTGAACATGAAGACTAAACTCAAAATAGCCAAGCGGAAACCAAAAGCCAAGCGCAAAGGGAAGCCGGTATCACGTCCTAGTCCTACGTCAGTGGACGCTATTGGTTCGGTAGCTGGTGAGATTCACAATTTTAGACAGTCAATCCTCTATTTCATTAAGGTGATGTGGGGACTTATACCGCAGGAACCACTACCGGAGTACAAAGAAGCCTGGGAAGCTGTTATGCGTGCTGAGGGTAAGAACTGGCTACGACTCAAAGAAACAGTACAGGCTGAGTGGTTCGGACATGGTGTACAGGTACCTGATGGCTATTGGATATGGTCCTGGCATGGATTTACTAAGGGTAGCAACCTCACCTGGCAACAGACGTTGATCTTATTGGGTGTAGAGAAAGCTACTCGCAGCAAGGATGTGTCGTTTCATATCAGTGTGCGTTCTGGTCACGGTATTGGAAAGTCAGCCACTATGACCTGGATCGTTCTATGGTTCCTGTATTGCTACTTCCAAGCGCAGGTACCGGTAACAGCACCAACGTCAGGACAGATGCACGATGTGTTGTGGAAAGAGTTGTCTCTATGGATCAACCGGATCAAGAACGAGCGTGTCCGGGAGGTATTTGACTGGAAGAGTGACTACATTCGTATGAAGCATGATCCTGAGACATGGTTCGCACGTGCTAAAACGTCCTCTAAGGAGAATACAGAAGCCTTGGCTGGTGTTCACTCGGAACACGTGCTAATTGCTGTAGATGAAGCGTCTGGGGTGCCTGAGCAGGTATATAACACGGCTGAGGGTGCGCTTACATCCGGTAACGTGGGAGTAGTGATGATTTCTAACCCTACTAGAGTGATCGGGTACTTCTTTGATAGTCACCACAAGAACTCTGAGGATTGGCAAACATTCCACTTCAACTGTGAGCAATCGCCGGTAGTGGACTCTCGGTACGTGCAGCGGCAAGCAAAGCGACACGGTGTAGAGTCAGATGAGTACCGGATTCGTGTGCTGGGACAGTTCCCTAGTGAGGATATGATGGATGATAGTGGGTACTTGCAGCTTATTCCTCGGACCCGGATCAACGTGGAACCGTCACTGGCTGAGAACGATAAGTTCATTGGTAAGAAGTTCCTTGCGATTGACCCGTCTGGTGAGGGTGATGATGAGTGTGAGTTCGTGCTGCGTGATAGCTTCCGGGCTAAAAACATTTTGACTCTCAATACCACCAACGATGCGGTTATTGCTGAGAACCTACTGACGTTCATTGACCGCTACAACCTCAAAACGGGTGATATCGTGATCGAGGGCTTCGGTATTGGTGTGTCGGTAGCTAAACGGATATCAAAAGCCACTAAGGGCAAGATAGACGTGTACATTGTGCTGCCTGGTAACCGACCAACTGATGAAAGTAAGACCAACGCTGAGTTCTTTGTGCTATTTGAAAGTGAAGTGGAAGAGGGAGGTCAGTGTCGGTTCCTCAATCTACGATCACTGATGCACTTCCGGATGCGTGACTGGATTATGAAAGGGGGACGGGTAATAGATAACAACGTCGAGAACTCTGACTTTGCGGAACAGCTAGCATCGGGACGGTATAAGCGATCGCTACAGGGCAATAAGGTGCAGATGATGAGTAAGCAGGAAATGAACAAGCTACGGATCAAGTCTCCAAACAAAAACGATGCACTTGCACTAACATTTCTACTGGAACAAACTGACGGCTTGGGACAAGCACAAAGTTCTGCCGACGTCCAAGCAATTACTAACAGCCAAAACTCTGTTGACGACCGCTTCGGGGTGTTATAGTACGTGTATGAGCGAAACTAAACCCAATGTCCCTTTAGAGACTGGTGAACGGACTGCAATCCCGGAAGTAAAGTTCACAGACACTGAGCTATCAGCTATTCACGAAGACCGCCACGTTCTTCAAATGATGGCTGACTTAAAGACGCAAAGTGTAGAAGAGATCGACGGTATGAACGCCTTGGAGTACTACGACTCTAACCGTAAAAAGGATTTATCATACATTCCACCTAAGAAAAACCGGAACGACGTGCGTATTGTCACTGGTACTACCCGTGAGAAGTCTTCTACGTTGCTCTCTACCCTACTGAACCTCAACGCAGAACCGGATGTAACTGCCTTTGACCAGGACGATATGGTGGTACAGGATGCTGGTAACGATATGGGTGATCTAATCAAGAAGACCCGTCAGGTAGAGTTGTGGGAACGACAACGACCAATTGTATACCGGGAAATGATCCACCAAGGGGATGTATTCTTAGAAGATACGTTTATCGAAGAGTACCAACCGCAATCCTTTGATAGCTTGGACTTCAATCCAGCGATGGACGACTTCAACGAGTACAAAGTAGAAGAACGACTACGCCGGGTAAACCGGATGTGTAAGATCAGGATGCACAAGCAGCCAACCGTTCTAGTGAGTGATCCTACAATCGAGTACATCGACGAGCAGGACATTGTTGCTATTGGACGTAAGATCTCACGACAACATGCGTATTCGATCTATGGTCAGTGGCAACGGTTCAAGTACGTACCGTATGACACACAGAATATCTCCGGTAACGCTTCACTAGCGTCTTTGATCTCAGAGACAGGTGCATACAACGCTTGGACCGTATTTAATACCGACAAGATGGAGGTATCGGAACTAAAGACTTTTAATGTTAGAACTAACCGGTATCAAATCTATCTCAATGGAGTACCGCAGCTGCCACACAACTACCAACTGACCAGGTTGCGTCCTAGTGGTAACCATCCACTGCTCCAAGGAAAACTAGAACCTATTAGTGGCTATTGGCTATCAAAGGGTATTCCAGCAAAGACTAAAGTGGACCAGGAGGTGATCGACGAGATTACACGGTTGATGATCGACGGTATCAGACAGTCCCGTAAACCGCCGCTTGGCTCTTCTAGTAAGAAAGTGTACTCACAGAACATCTTTGACCCTGGTGCTATCACTACTGATATCAAGGAGGGAACATTCCACCAACTGATCCCGGCGCAAAGCCTGGGTATTAACGCTGCTGAGTTCTCTTTCTATAACCTAATCAAAGAAAGTATCAACGAGAAGACCGTCAATGAGGTGTATTCAGGATCAGGTGATGGTGGAGTTGATACGCTTGGACAAGCTGAGATCATGCAGGAACAACAGATGATGAAGCTGGGTAGCTCTCTCGATGCTGTTATGAACCTGGAACGGTCAATGTCATGGGCTAGAATTGAGACTATCCTGTATCACGTTATGACGCCTAAGTTCCAAACAGAGGTGCTAGATGAGGAAGATAACAAGTCACTAGAGAACTTCTACGAGACACTATCACTAGAAACTACCGTCGAGGACGGTAAGAACGGTGTAAAGGTATTCAAGTTCACTGACAAGCCGTTCCCTACGATTAACGAGCAAGTGAAAGAAGAGGAAGAGTTGTCAGAGAAACAAGGACGTCCGGTTCGCATTTCGTATGTGAACCCGGAACAATTGCGTAAAGCACGCTACAAGTACTACATCATTATCAGTCCGACGCCTAAGAACAGCGATAAGATCGCCGTGTTGATGTTCGTACAGAATATCAAGACTGCTATGGAAATCTTTGGACCTGACTCTCTTAACCTGGAGTATCTAAAGCAACGGTACGCTGTAATGATTAACGAAGACTACTCTAAGATGTTCCAGGAAATGGACATTATGACCATGATGGAAAAGGGTATGACAGGAGGATTATCAGCACCCACAGATAACGCTGCTGACGGTGGTGGACAAAAGGTACAATTGCCCACAAACGCTCAACGTCAACCGGTACGTCCCGTGGTAAAATAAACAACGTATGGTCGATAAACTTCGATCACTTCTCTCGCATTGGGTATTCGCAAAGGAGAAAGAACAGTGGGACGCACAACTCGCTGCTCTTGAAAGGAAAAGTAAATCACTGAACGCTAAAGACGTTGTACGATCTCGGATGAAGTCGTATAACCCACGCACGTTTAGAGGAACCGATCTTATAGAGTCACTAGAAATAAACGGTGAAGATGTGTCTACCTTTTTGGTATACGCACATGAACTGTTTACTAATCCAGCACGCAAGGTAATTAACCAATGGTTGGTAGATAACCAAGCAGAACATATTGCACGCTACGCTGGATCGCTCGATGAGATCAACTTTAGTCGTTACTCGGTCAACGGTGTAGAACTCACAGAAGAAGAGGTGGGCTACATGGAAGACGAGTACCAACGGCGCAAAATCACAACCGGCGACTTTAATCAGTTTGATATAACCTAACCTATGACAAAAGAAGAACTAGAAGCCATGAAACCAGAAGAGGTTTTGGCACATATTACTACCCTAAATGAACAAAAGACTGCTGTAGAGAGCAAGGTAGAGAAGCTAGAGTCAACCATTACTGAAAAGGATGAGTTGATCGAGCAGAAGACTCAGGATGTTATCGGCGCACGTCGTAAGTACAAGCCACTGAAAGACATGACTGATGATGAAAAGGCTACGCTATCAGAGTCTGAGCTAGCTGCTAAGGAGGATCAAGACCTAATCTACGAGCAACAGGAGGAAACTCGGAAGATTGTTGAGGAAAACAACACTAAAGAACGGGAGTCTCGGTTCAATAAGGCCGTAGACAAGTTCGCTAATGGTGACCAGGAGGTTGCAGCCAAGCTAAAGGCTAACTACAACCTATTACGAGGAAGTGAAAAGGCTACGACAGAAGATGAAATAGCTGGATTCGTGACGTCTGCGGTCAATATGATGGGATCAGACGCACCAAAAGCGGTTCAGTCAGCACATAATGACCGGGGAGGTGATATGGGTGCGCCTAACGCTGAGGGTGAAGACTTCTCTACCACTGAGGGAGGGAAGCAACTATCAAATATGATGGGATTACAAGTTGAGGACGCTAAATAACCACGCTTATGTCAGAAGACAAAACAGAAGTAACAGTACCTAAGTCAGAGTTGGACGCTATCATCGCTCAGAACGCTGAGTTGATTGCACTAGTGAAGTCTCAGAACAACGGTAAAGGGATGGATGCTGCAAACAGTATCAATGTGAAGAAAGAACGACTGGTAACAATCGCTACGGTTGATGGTATGCCAGTAGTAGGGATGGTAAACAAAGGGGACGAGGATGCGCCGTGGTACTCATGGACTGAAATGGACCCTAGTAAACCAAACCGGGAGATTCTGCTATGTGACCTGATCGTATTAGATCCAGCTACAAACAAGACTGAGATCATCACACGGATCAACTGGTTAGAGTTTATGGACAAAGGAGGACGCCAGGACTGCCCGGTGAAGAAGCGAAAGGGTGAACAATGGGAGATCGAGAACGGTGCAGTCACTAAACGGATCGTACCGGAGGGAGACTCGTACCACATGGAAGAGCTAGATATGGTGGTCCCGGACGTTGTAACTGGAACCATCCACAACTACGTGGTGGACTTCAAGGGAACGCTGGTAGAAGTGAACGAGAACTGGGTAAACATGCTCAAATAGGTATTAACTAATCATTTTATTTATGGACAATTATTTCAAGGAGATCGAGAAAATGAACAAGCCGCTACTAAACGGAGTGATCGAGAGCTTTATTCTATGTGGAGTAGAGACTGATAAGCCGTCTGTGAACTCTACTAACGCTGATCGAGTGGTATGGATCAAGGAAACAGCGGAACAACTATATGCTGTACCGTACACAATCACTGAGGATCGAGTCGAAGAGTTCGATGATAAAGAAGTTGGTGATCTGGTCCTAGTATCATTCGACGACTATGAAGCGATGCAGAACGAGGGTGATGGTGCTGAGGTGACAGAGCGAAAAGGTGAGGAAAACGTGGAAATGACTGAGGAAGAGAAAGCCGCAGCGGAACGATCAGTCGCACTGATGGCTGAACTGGGACTATTGCTACCGGGTCTGACTGAGGAAGAGCGAGAAACGTACCTGAAAGAAGCAGAAGACCTAGATACACCAGCACTAGAAGAGTTAGTTGCTAAAGTAAAGGTTGAGACTGGTCCTGGTGCGGCTAAAACGCCACCTGTAAGCCACGCAGCCAAGCTAGACGGTAAAGATGTCGAAGATGCACTTAAAACAGCAATTAAGAGTGGTTTTGAGTACGAGGGACGTAAGGTAATTGCGTTCCGTAACAAGATTATCAGTGGACGACGGGTATTCGAGTTGGACTGTGGTTCAATGGGATTCACTGTTACCAAAGATCAATTAGCTGCTGCTTTGCAGGAATAGCCTATGTCTGACCCACAACAACTGAACGAAGAACAGAAGAAAGACTTAGGGATCGAGCGAGACTTTACGCAAGAGCGTAAGGATCGAGTGGTCCCGGTAGTCAACGAGGTGTTCCGTCAGATGGCTACGTTTGACTTCAAACATAACTACAAGACAGAAGACTACGACAACAAAAGCAAGCAGGACAAAGAGCATGAGCAGTACCGGACGTTTGTTGCTGAGAACATGCGTACCATTATTACTGATAATGACCTACGCTATGGTGATGTGCAGTACCTTTGTCAGTTATTGACCACCACTTCCAATCTGCTTGAAGAAGTTACTACTGACGTGAAGTTTGACGAGCGAGTAGTCGCCTGTGCGATTGAGATAATGGGATTGATCGCAGAAGAGTCGAACCTAACGCCTAGTGAACGTGACTTTAATAAGACTGAGGAAATGGACAAGGTGGAGAGGAAGCTACATGCGCTTGGTGTGGAAGCCGGGAATACTGACGATCCAGTTAAACTAAAGGAAATAGAAGCCAGGGCGCAGAAGATGCAAGCCTACCTAGAAGATATAGTCTACAAACACTCAAAAGGGTTCGTAGTCTTCCGGGATATCATGCGCCGCATCATCGTGCCGACGTTCGAGAAGCACAACATTACGTTTCTCGAAGCAGCATCTGTCTTCTCAGTTATTGGAAACACGGTAGACAATGTAACGAAAACGCTGTTGTCGATCATCGAACAGGTGAAGATCGACGGAGAACGTAAGCTGTGGGGAGTGAGTGACGTAAAAAGCGAGCTACCTGTGAAGAAAATGCTGGAAATCCTTGAAAATAAAGAGTAGTATACGATTGTCACTTTGTAACATTCGTGACAATTCGGGTGTGTAAATACTCTCAGAAAACGGGCTATGCTTTCAGCTGCTAGCCTGTTTTCTATTAAGGCAGCTTCCACATAACCAAAGTGGAAGCTGCTTTGTTTGTGATATATTTAATAAATAAGGTTTCTACGCTGGGGTAAGCACGGAATAAAGGCCAGTGACTGAGGGGAATACGTGCTTTCAGCCGACTTATACTCGACTACCCCTTTACCTCAGCGTAGGCACCTTATCCACAACCATATTGTCCACTTGACCAAAATGGTCCAGGTGTTGTGTGCTATAGTAACGGAGTACCTTGTGCAGAGAGCGAGTGAGGGACACTGAGTTTACTCGGTGTTCCAACACTCACGATCTGACAGGCACACACAATTCACTGTTACCGATCACGCAAAACGGTTCCTGAACTTATCTGGGTTGGTCACCACGCAAGAAAACGACCGTAGGACACACCATTGTTGGTAGTGTTTTTTTTAGTTCAAGATTCATTATTCACTGTAGTTTCAATTTTATGTTCAAACGACAAAACGGACGACCAAACATCGAGTACTTCAAAAAGGCTGCTTCTACTGTGTTCACCAATGGTGGACTGGTATACGCCAATGGTACTGGTGAAATCATCCCGGCTGACGCTACTTCCGGTAACCACCTCGGTATTATCTTGCGAGATGTCCTTGCAACTGATGCTGACTATGCTGAAGAGACACGTGTGCCTGTTGATGTTATTGACGGTCAGACTCGACTCGAAGTAGATGTGCCAAACGATGATCTAGCGGCTGCTGATGTAGGAAACACTTGTGACCTCGTAGCAAACGGCGCTGGAGTAGACCCTGATGCTTCTGCTAAGGACGTAGTAACGATTGTAGACTTTATCTCAACTGGTAAAGCTGTAGTAGTTGTCAACGCACTTGCAGGTAGTGTCAACGTAGCAACCACCTAGTCTCGACTAGTTATTATTCAATTAAGCGATATCCTCTATGGAAACTAATTTGCTCAATACCATTTCGCTTCCGGAAATGACTGATCTGATTCGCCGACAGTTCGTAACTCACTCAGAGAAAGTTGCGCCTACGGTCAATCAGCTGTTCATCATGGAACCGATTGGAAAAGGACAAGGAAAATCCAAGCGATACACTGAAATCGACACTCAGACGTTTGCCCGTGGCAAGCGAGAAGCTGAGAAGTCAAAGAAAGCTAGCGTAGGTGTTGGCTACTCAGTAGACATGATTAAAAAGCGTGTCGCTATGGAAATCGACATTACTCAGGAAATGCGGGATGAAAACCGTTATTCTGAAGTCGGTACCCTTATTACTAGCCTAGTTCACTTCTGTCCTCAACGTATGGAACTTGATGGTAGCCATGTACTTGGCTTCTCAGGTGCCACTTCATACGTCGATATGGATGGTGACTCAGTAGACGTTGCAGTAGGTGATGGACTATCACTTATCAACGCAGCACACACATTGAAGTTTAGCTCTCTCACTTTCTCCAACCGTGTGGCTAGTGATCCTGTTATTGGTAAAGCAGGACTTGAAGCAGCTGAAAAGCTGACCAAGACAAGTATTCTCTCTCACTTCGGAGAACGCCGGGTAATGCGATTCAACGCTATTATCACGTCTGACGATCCAAACACTTGCAACATTGTGCGGCAATTGCTTGGTTCAGGCGCAGAAGTAGGGCAGGACAACTCTAATGTGATGAACATGTACAAAGGGAAGTACACTCACATCGAGCTGCCGTACCTAGCAACTGACGCTAACGGTAACCGGGACTCTGGAAAAGAGAAGTACTGGTTCCTAGCATCTATTGGTCAAGGTCAAATGGGATGGCAAGCGTACCTTGGAATGTGGGAAGCACCACGATTCAAGGAAGCACCAACCAACGAGACTGGTGCAAACCACGATTATTCTGCAGACGTATGGACATTCGGTGTACGTGCCGGATACGCCTACCGAGCAGTCTCACCACGTGGGATCATCGGATCATTCGATACCTAGTCAGTATTGGCACAACTCATTGTGGGTTGTGCAAGGGAGGGAGCGTGGGTTCCTCTCTTGCATAGCTCACAAACGGGCTTTATCAAGTAAGTTTAACAACGCCTATGACATTAGATACTAAGAAAATCCTGGATGCAGTAGCAGCAACAGGTGCCGGGCAAGTGGTAAACGTCGCAGACCTACGTAACTTGGTCCTAGCGATACACACAGCCGGTTCAGCTAACCTAACCGTGAAAGTAGCTGGTTCTATCCAACAGGAAGCACCAGACTTTGATGCAGCCGCATCACCTACTAACGCTTGGGACTATATTCAGATCAAAGACCTAGAAGATGCTAGTTCAATTGACGGGGATGTGGGATTAGCACTAGCTGGTACCGACGATCAACGCATCTTTGAAGTAAATACCAACCACCTACGATGGGTGACTGTTATCGTGACTGCACGGGTAGCCGGGAATGTGACTGCACTCTTATCAGCTAACGACAACTAGTATGGCTGAAAAAGAAACAAAACCAACCGTAGCAAAGAACCCACGATCAACTGAGGAAGCAGAAATCCGGGAAAGCCGGGTACTTCGTGGCATTAAAGCCGATCAGGAGGTTGCTAACGAGCAATTGGACGGGATAATGAACTCAATCACTAGTGCTAAGCAGGAACTAGCCACAGTCAAGGCTGATACCAAGGCTGAGGAAGCTAGAAAGGTCACTCTAAGCACAGAACTAGAGAAGATGGAGTCCAAGGTCAAACAAGCGGAGAAAGTCGCTAAGAAAGCCATTGACGACGCTAAGGAGAAGACTGACGAGGTAGTGAAGCAGTCAGAAGAGTATGCAGACCTCTCAGAAGAGATCGAAACCATGCAGGAGACTAAGAAGACGCTACTTGATGAAGCTAAAAAAGAAGCCAAGGCACTAGTGGAAAAAGCTAAAGATGAAGTAAAAGCGCTGAAAGGTGGTGTATCTGACATTGAGAAGCGTGTTGTAGAGCTTGAAACGGAGGAAGACGAGCTTAAAACTACGATCCAGGCACTCACAGACGAAGCTAAAAAGCTAGAACGTCAGGATGTGACTCTCCAAGGGGAGATTGCAGCAGCTAAAGAAGCCAAGGAAACTGCAGAGACTGAACTGGCTGAGGTTGAGGATCGAGTGAAGTCGGGTAAAGCAACCGAAGCAAAGCTGAAAACTAACCGGGACACACTACAAAAAGAAGTGAAAGAACTCGACACTGAGCGTGTAGCAATAGTGAAAGCAATTGAAGCGGCTACTGAGGACGAGAAGAAAGCTAAGAAGTCGCTAGAAGAAACTAAAGAACAGAAGATCGCACAAGCTAAGTACAAAAAGCACCTTATCCAACAAGAAGCGTATATCGAGAAGCAATTCAAGGAAGCTGGCATCCCGTATACCGCATTTAACCCAGAATAACTATGTTCACATTCTTTGATCCTCGGTATATCCTCGCAGTCTTCTGCCTACTGTTAGGGATGGCTATAGTGGCACCAGATACAAATGCTGCTCGTACTAGTGAAGTATGGGTCGAGCGTTTAGGGTCCTACCTAGAAACTACTTGGGCTGAGGGTCGAGATATCCTTATCAACGGGAGTAACAAATACCTAAACTTTGGGAGTATCTCCGGTGGTTCCGGGTATGGCTTCCGTGACAACGGTGGTGATATGCAGTTTAAGAACTCAGGAGGGTCCTGGGCTGACTTTGGTGGCGGAGGTAGCGGAGGTGGTGATCTCAATGAAGCTGATATCGACACAGAAGCAGAGCTAGAGGGAGTGTTGACTGATGTAACAGATGTGTTTACCAATAACGACGGTGCGCTAAACGACGATGATCTAAGCGACAACGACACAGATGATCTTAGTGAGGGATCCAACCTCTATTTCACCAACAGTCGAGCAATTAGTGCTTTGACTGGTCAGAATATCAGCATCTTCACTAACAACAGTGGGTTTATTACTTCACCAAACGATAGTGTTGCTGGTTCAGAACTAGATGGTGTGTTCTCTACCAACGGTTTGCTGCGGCGTACTGGTGCAAGCACCTATTCAACGATCACAGACGCTAGCAGTAACTGGAATACAGCGTATGGGTGGGGTAACCACGCAAGCGCTGGGTACCTAACCACGGTTGATGTATCAAGTGATACCAATTTGGCAGTCTCTTCACCTATTACTTTATCCGGTGATACAGTGGGTATTAACCAAGGCTTGCTATCAATAACAGAGTCGCAGATCAGCGATTTAGGTAGTTACCTAACCACGGTTGATGTATCAAGTGATACCAACCTAACCGCTGGACGGTCCTTAACACTATCGGGAGACTCGGTAGTAGCAGATGCAGAGCTATACACTGATACGTTCAGCTTATGGTTCGAGTCACCAACCGCAGACGACGATTTCAAAAGTATCTTTGAGAATGACTTTGGGAAAAACCTCACTATTGTTGAGATATCATGTGAAAGCGATCAGACAGTCAACCTAGACCTACAAGTAGACGACGGTACACCAGCGGACGTGAATGGCACTGACATCGCCTGTACTAGCTCAGGCGTGGATGATACGAGCTTTGCCGGAGATAGCACCATTTCCGACAACGAGAGTGTAGATTTAGCCATTACAAGTGTATCTGGTGATCCTACCTGGGTCCGAGTATCAGTAACGTACACAATCGCCGACTAATATGAAAAACAAACAACGAACAAAGCTAGGAGCCGCAGTAGCCACAACAATCGGAGTGGTGGCTACTTTCTCGTTGTTTATTGGTGGAGTCGATAAGGCAGGAGTGCCGGATCCAATCACAGTCGATGGTCAGACCATTGAGTTCACCTGGACTGATAACAACGAAAAGGAAGACTTAATCATCTACACTGACCAGAAACGGTACAATGACGGGCTAACCAATGCGACGGTATACGTTGCAGTAGCTAACATGAGTGGTGTTGAGCAAGACATTGAGCTGGCTGGCTACTTTGTAAATGAGCGACGCTACATAAAAGATATTAAAGTACTTGTTGAAGTGGAAGAGATTGTCCCGGCTGAGTATGAGACTGTTTGTGTTGAGTCTGAAATCAAACAGGTGAAACTTAAAGGGGACACTGCTTCATCAACAGCTGAGGATCTAAAATGCTCAGAGAAAATCACTAAAAAAGAGACAACTCAGATGGTGAATAAGTGGGTAGAGTTACCATCACAACAGAACGATCTATTTGAAGTTTCAAAGGATTTAGTAAAACTGGCAAAGAGTGACAAGGTTCGGAAGAGTGTAGATGGCTATATTGCAGAGAAAAAGAGTTCGGAGTTTAGTATCAAGGATCGTGAGGTGCTGTACTACAAGCTAAACATTGTCTATCCGGCTGGTGACGACGGTAACTTCTTCCTAGAAGCTATCGGTTCTGAGGGTGCGTATGGACACCTTGACCCGTGGTTTGATACTGACTGGACTAAACGAGTAGCTATCACTATCGACGCTACCAAAGTACCAAGTACCCAAACAAGTTTCCCTGTATACGTAGATTTGGGTGAATTACCTGCTGGCTTTCATACAAACGTAAAGAGTGACGGCTGTGATATTCGAGTAGTGGAGAGTGACGAGACTACTGAAACTGCTTTTGAGCTGGTTAGTTACGACGCTGGGACTGACTCAGGAGAGCTACACTTCATGGCAGACAGTATCAGTGGGAGTACTGACACTACGTTTTATATTTACTACGGTAATGCTGGGGCTTCTTGTTACGCTGTGACGGCTACGTATGGGCGCAATGCTGTTTGGAGTGATTATTTAGGTGTACTGCACTTTAATGAGTCTTCGGGTACTACGGCAACAGACAGTACAGGAAACTCAGATGGTACTTACACGGGTTCTTTACCGACAGCTTCAGCTGGACAAATTGGAAACGGGCAAACTTTTGACGGTTCTGGTGACTATATTGAGGGTGGAGGTGCAAGCTGGTGGAACGGTAGTGGAATAATTACTATACAACAATGGGCGTCTTGGACAGAAAGCGGAAACATGATGCTGTTAGACAACCAAACTGGTTCTGCACCCCGTATGTTTATTGAAGCAAACAGGGGTGCATCTAGTCAAGACGGTAACATTAGAGTCTTTACTCGTGAATCGACTGGAGGGAGTAATGCAATGCACGTCACTAGTAACCCAAACCTTGATGACGGAGATTTTCATGCAATTACAGTTATGCGTGACTCAGCTGTTTCAAATAACGGGTTGATTTATATTGATGGTGCAGTTGTTTCAACAACAGGCTCAATGCACGACGGGGACGTTTCTGGTGGTCAACGGATTGGTCAAGCCAAAGATGGCACATCAGGCTTTGACTTTAACGGGAAACTTGATGGATGGAGAATGAGGGCAAGTAACTTGGGTGCTGACTGGATTACTACAGAATACAACAACCAATCCTCAGTCTCAACATTCATCACAGTAGGTGCAGAAGAAGACAACGGTGGGGGTTCAGATCGTAGAATAATAAATATAAACTAGCCTATGTTACTACCAGACATCATCATTAACCTTATGACACACTCTATAGTCTTTGTACTAGGTGTATTCTTTGATCGTTTGGTACTAAGCAGGATATTTGTTGATACCCGGACTATCGAGGTCCAGTGGGGGGAGATAGTAAAGATAGCAACGCTGCTTATCACCTTTGTAGTGTTCATGGCAGCAGTAGTAAGCGCTCAATTCTACGGAGGAACCGAACCGAGTATATGGCTATCACTAGGCGGAGTGTTCTCTTTTGGATCACTGATTGGCGAGCGTGACTTCTTCATAAAGATTATCAGTGGCTATGCAAAATTACCCAATAATGATAACAAAAAATAGCATGACTCAATTAAAGCTGATATTAAAAGAAGAAAAACGAAAGTTCTATACCAATTGGCATTGGTACTTACTAGCTGCGATCATATTTGTGGTGATCCCACATGTGTCAGACCGCATTCAAACAGCTGAACTAGAAGCAGAAAAACTGGCGATAATTGCAGCACCTGATGCAGCGTACTTGGATTTTATAGAATACGTCCCGGAAGACCTATGTGTGGATGATGTAGAGCAGAGCTTCCTACTCAAAAGGATAGTTAGTGGTACCGAAACTGGCTGGAACGCAGTAAACAATGACGAGATAGGAGTACAAGCTAGAGGAAACGTGTGGGGGAAGTACAACGGATCGTACACCACCACACCTTTCTATGAAGTTATACCCGGTAGTGACTCTCAACCACCAAGTATGATTGTTTTTACCCGTCTACTACAACAGAGGTTCACACCTGGGACGTATCGCTGGGAGACACAGATCACTTTGGCTATACCCACGTCTAACGGTGATACTGTCTTCAAAGAGCTGGAAAGAGTGATTAGTGACGAGTTTGTTGTAACAGAAGAGTGTAACTCAGAAGAAGTAATAACAACTGAGACACTTGACGGGCTTATTAGTGATATAAATTAGTAATACTATGTCAACACAAATCGCAAACATTAAAGACTTGGTGCAGCCGAAACTACGAGGTAGCTCAGTAGCTAACATCGGAGGGTTCTACCTACACTGTAAAGAAGCGGCTAGTAACGTGCTGCTACGAACTGCGCCAATTGAAACTAGACGTTCAGCGCCTATTGCTAACGCTATCTACAGTCATATTCACAACTACGTGGCACCAATTGACCTCAAAGGCGATAACAAAGTGATTGACATACGACCATACAGCCAACGAAGTACCGAAGACGAGAACCGGGCAAGGTTCCCGAACCAATTTGATATTGAAAAGGAAGAGAACACGTTCAGCGTGGAAGTCATAAACGGGGTAAAGACACTCAGGTTGAGTAAAGATGTGAGTCCACATATCACTATTGCGACACTAGACTCACTAACAGTCGGTCAGACTATCACTGGATCAGGTGACGTGGCTGACCTCACCACCAACCGGTTCGACTATCTATCAGGACTGGCATCGGTCCAGTTTGGGCTATCAGGTGCTACGGGAGTAGGTACCATTTTGATCGTCACACCATCGGTTATTGACCTCACTAGCTTAGAGACAATCGCTTCTGTCTTTGGTGGCATTAAGTTCCCGGACGTATCACGACTCACTGATATCAAAATCAGGTGGGGTTCAGACGCTAGCAACTACTATGAAGCGACTGTAACTGGTCCTCACGACCGCACAGCGTTCATAAACGGCGTATGGTCCATCTTCCGGGGTGACTGGTCCAATGCGGCGACTGTAGGCAGTCCAGTGGTAGCAGAGATCGATACGTTCCAGGTGGTATTGAACTACACCACTGGCGCTGCACTTGCGAACGTGAGACTAGAAAACCTCACCATGAGTAAGGGAGTACCGTATGAAGTGGTGTACTACTCCCGCTTTTTCTTCCAAGGGATCGACGGAACGTACAAGGAAGTACCAACCGCAGATAGCGACGTCATTCTAATGAACGACGGCGAAAACATCTTTCTCTATGAGTTGATGCTTATTCTGATCCAGCAGCTAGGGGATGAAGCGATCACGCAAAGCGCACGGTGGTTTGAGAACCAGCTACTAGGCTGGGAACGTAGTGGAGGTGAGTGGAACCGTGGATTGTATGACATCTACAACGAGCAGTTCCCGGATCAGTCCATGCAGCAGACCGTTCAATATCATAGATTTTAATATATGGCAGGAAAAAAAGCAGGAAAGTACGTCGAAGCATTGAACCCACGGGGATATGTAAACAACCGGGAGATAACCAACCTGGAGGGACATTTTCTGGTGCAAGGATCACGTGACTGTAAGATCGTGAATGGTGAGAAAGTAGTTATCCGTCCAGGGATCGAGCTACTTGGTGCAGCGCAGAACATAAACAATGGAGTAGAGGGTTCAATCGACTGGAAAACTAACACGGGTGTATATCGCAACATGCGGTCCTACTGGGGAGGTGGAGTTGATAAAGGTGAGCTAGAGGTGAAGTGGAACGATACGTGGGTAAGAGTAATGAACGGATTTAAGTCCGGGAACTTTGAGTTTGTACCGTGGTGGAGTCAGGATGAGTTGATGGACTTGCTGCTTATGGTCAATGGGGACAACAAGATCAGGATGTGGAGTGGTGGACTGGCAGAAGTGGCTAGTGTAACCGCTGATACCATCACCAAGAAAGGGTATTTACGTGGTACTACCTACGGTTTTAATGACAACGGCGCTGATCTCGACACTATTACCGATGAAGATGCTGGATTTATTACCGCCGGGTTCGCTGTTGGAGACAGTATTGAAATATCAGGCAGTACCAGTAACGACGGTGTATATATCATCCGGGAAGTTACCGCTGGGGTGATTACTGTAGATGCTGAGGTACGACTTATGACCGAAGCTGTTGGCGCAGATGTGCTGATTGGCTGGGAAAACAACGATACGTGGGCAAAGGGACGCTTCTTAGTGAGTCAAGCTAACCGTTCTGTACGCATTGGAGGGATCGACTACACCTACACAGGTGGAGAAAACACTGGAACCCTAACCGGAATTACCCGTTCTCCGGTCGATGATGGAGTGATTGCTGGCGATACGGTAATTCAATCAGTCATGGAGTTTGCACCAGCGGCACTCTCAGGCAGCAAAAATGACTTCCTAGAGGTTTTTTACGGTCATGTGATAGTTGGGTCCTATACGTCACGTAGAGCCTACCTAAGCAAGAATACAGACTTCTCAGACTTCACGTTCACCACACCACTACGAAAACCAGGTGAGGGATTCCTTATGACGTTCGATTCTACACCTAATGCGTTTGTTCCTGATGAGAACGAGCTATACATTTCAGCTGGTGACGATGATTGGTACCAAGTGCTAATGGAACTAAACGCAGATCAGCAAGGTGAGACTGTTATCGTACGAAAACTAAAGACAGCACCAGGACAAGCAGCTGTTGGTCCCGGCGCTATTGCACGCATGAAGAACTATATTGCCTACGTGAGTGTAGCTAAAGCAGTAGACTCGATCGGCGCAGTAGAAAACATCACCAACGTACAGAGTAAGACACTCTCAGATGATATCCGGGACGACTTCCTATCGTATGATCTCACCAACGTACACACGTTGTACTTCCGGGAGTCTATGTTTGTGGCTATTCCTAAGCATGGGCTGGTCCTAGAGTACGATCTACGCTACGGGTATTGGCAACCACCATACAACATTCCTGTATCACGCCTAGCTATTATCGACGATGAGTTATGTGGGCATAGTTCTGTTGGAAACGAAACGTACTACATCCAACGGGGATTCTCAGACCTTTCAGTACCGATCTCTTGGGTAGCAGCGTTTGGGTATGAAAACTTTGGTACCCGGTTTATGTCAAAGAACTTCTCAGAGACAGCGCATGAAGCGTACATGAGTAGATCAACCGTAGTGAAGAAGACTATCAACTACGAATATAAAGGTGCGTTAGAGTCCCGTGAGTTCCTGATTAAAGCTGATGAAGAGGATGCAACGGTGTTTGTCCCTAGTACTACTGGGTCCATTGGTACTGATCCACTTGGTGAGTCACCACTGGGAGGGAACCCGATCGACTTCCTAGTGAAGAAACGGGAGGTAAATCTGACCAACTTCCTGGACTTCTTCGAGCGACAAATCGTTTTCTCCGGTGATGAACTGGATTCTAGGTTTGAATTGCTAGCCTACGGGGAGAATATACACTTATCAGAGAACATACCGGCGAATATTAAGCGCTAGTGTTGTATAATAGAAATAAATATGTCAAGACCTGTAATTCCACAAGCTAAGAAAACATATCTCTCAAATCGTATTACTGCGACTGAGACTGCTGAGATTAGAGTCAACCGTCTGCAGGATATTTACGGTGAAAACCTAACGATGGCGAACTTTGGAGTCAAAGGCTGGATGACTATAAATCCAGGAACCGATAACGCAGAAGTCGTATCGTTTACCGACTTCACAGTGAACGCTGACAATTCCGTTTCAATCGACACGGGTGTAGCTAGAGGACTCAAAGTTGTATCAGAGTTTGGTGCCGGTGGAGTTGCTTCACCTCACTCACCTGGTACGCCAGTAGTGATCTCGAACGTATCTCACTGGTACGAAGCGCTATTGGACTACATGGACGCAATTGCCAACGCTGGTGCTGCAGATGCAGGACTAACAACCGCTGGTATTTCAGAGGAAGCCACTGCAGCAGAGATTGACGCTGATGAGGGTGCTGGATCAACTACTAGGCGACTGATGGTGAACCCTGAGCGCCTAGCAGCATCTAAATACGGCACTAGACTACCAACCGCTAGTGAAAAGGAGTTTATTGGTATTTCTGTTGGGGCGATGATCCCATACGCAGCAGATAATGAACCGACTGGATGGCTACAAGCTGACGGACAAGAAATAGACTTTGATACCTACCCGGCGCTTACAGCACTGCTACGAGGTAAATACGGGTTACCAACCGGGCTAGAGACAGATTCACTCGATACTGTTACAGACACATTCACTAAAGCAGCACACGGACTGTCAGACAACGACCGGTTACTTTTCTATACCTACGGCACACTACCAGCCGGTCTATTACCAAACACGGTGTATTACGTTATTTCAGCTACTACCAATACATTCAAAGTCTCTACCTCAGAGGGAGGTGCAGCGGTTGATATCACTGACACAGGAACTGGTGCGTATTACTACACACAAAGCTGTTTCATCCCGGATATGCGAGGTGCGGTCCTTGTTGGACAAGGACAGAAGCAAATAAAAGCTGAGGTTACTACAGACAACATTCAAATTGGTCAAAGTGTTGGTGTTGTGACTGATACTGATGCAGGAGATGACTGGATCAGGATTGATGCCCACGGACTAATAGCAGGAGATACGTTTATGTACACCACTAACTTTGCTGGTGGTACTGCAAATACAAGATACCAATCTGGTTCAAATACTAATACAAACAACCTTTACCCAAACCACGCAGTTAGTGCTGACTCTCTTTCAGGTGCAACAGTCATTCATGGTGCTGTCTTCACAGTACTAGGTGGTTTGACAGAAGAACTACAAACTGGTGATCCTGTTGCTGTTAGTACAGATGGTGTTATGCCTAACGGTATAAGCGCTGGTACGTTTTATTTAATCAAAGTGACTGACACTACATTCAAACTAGCAACAACACTACAACGTGCGCTTGATGGGCTAGAAGAGACTATCTCAGATGTTGGATCAGGCGTGTTGACAGTCTCATTCGTACAACCTACCTACGCAATTGGAGACAAAGGAGGAACTGAGAAGCATCGTCTAACAGTTGATGAAATGCCACGACACGAACATGGTACTTATGGTCCTGGCTTAGACAGGGATAGATCCGACTCAAGTGGAGCAGACAGTAAAACTGGTGACTTCTTCGCTGGTGGGGACACCCCACACACCAACATGCAGCCGTATGTTGTTGGTAACTGGCTAATCAAAACATAGTTATGCTTACAGGTTCAGCACGATCACGGGAAAGAAGAGCAGAGACTAAAGCTCGACAGCAACGGGAGAAAAACCCTAGTAGTTCAGTGACGACGCCTACAGAGACAATAGAAACAGTATCAACCAGGACTGAGGAAGATACACAACCGGTACAATCAACCGCTTCTTATCGAACTACAACCACCAACAATATGGCGGAGTTGGATCGTATCAAGAGTGAAGCAGAAGAGATTCAAGTAAAGATCAACGAACGCCGGGCGCAAGAGAAAGCTGATAAAGACGCAGCTGCAGCCGATGGGACAGGTACTGGAACAGGTGATGGTACTACTGGTGGTACTGGAACAGGCACCACAGACCCGTTTGCTTCACTGGATGATCGACGGCTTATTATCGAGCAAAATTATGAAGACGAGCGTGAGCAGATCTTTGCAGACTACGATGAGCTAGAAAAGACAGCTAGAAAAGAGTACCGATCAATGATTAGAGGGATCAAGAGTCAGTTTGAGAACCGTATCAACTTGATGAAAGACACAAACAGTCGGACGCTGGCAGCACAGGGAGTCAATAACCAACGGTCCGGGAACGCTCGGTACCTAGCTGAAATGTCAGCCGGACTTATGACCAACGAAGAGCAGATGGGTCACATGCGAGTAATGCAGATTGAGTCTGAAATGACTAGTCTGATAACCGCAGCTGCAGCCGCCAAGCAAGAGAATGATATGGAAGCGTTTAACTCTATGTACGACGCTATTGGTGATGCGTTTGATCGGATGAACGATCAGGTAACTAACAACTTTAATAACGCCGTGAAGCGTAACCAGGAGATCAGAGCTAACAATAAAGAGCTAAGAGATAAAGAAAAGGCAGACCTCGACGCTATGTTGAGTAAGTCAGAACGAGCAGCACCAGCACTAGCAGAACGATTAAATGGATTGAGTGTAGAACAGCAGTCAGCGGTCCTAGAAGCCTACTCAGAGACTAGTGGTATTCCAATTGACCTATTGCTAGGTGATATTGCCACAGCAGCCGCAGACCTCGAATACCGGGGACTACAGGCTGATAACATCGCTAATCAGATCGCTAACCGAAACGCCGGTACAGCAATTGACCAACAGCGAGAAAACCGACTCTCTACCGACGCAGCGAAGAAAGAAGAGAAAGAAGCGACTCAGTACCAGAAGTTTACAGAGAACATTATCAACGAAGTCACCACCTTGGCAGATATTCAAGATGCGCTTATGGATGATCCTGAAACACTAGCTCAAGTCAAGAACGAACTTAACTCACTCGGACTCTATAGTTCAGTCCCACCAGCTTGGTTTATCGAAGACGAACAGCAGAAAGACCAACAGACAATTCCACCAGACGCCATGCTGACTAGGTGGACTACCTACAAAGATAAAGTCACAGGAGTGTTATAATACCGCTATGTCAAGAAATATAGACCTCTCTAAGATTACGACGGAACCAGACACACCTACCCGTCCTACACCAGCTAGAAGTCGCATGGAAACAGCCAGGACAGGCGGTGACCGTGAGGGTGCTAAGAAATACAATACAGCTTGGCAGGTCCAGGCTATTTTGAGTCAACAACATACGGTCCCGGACTATAACCCTAACGCCAACAAGAAGTTTGAAGCGCCATCGTACCAAGCATCGTCGCCGAACATTCAGAAGCTAGTTGGTGGGATCGACAGCGATATCAACCGTGATATCAACCGTGAGCAAAAGAAAAGAGCTGGTGCCTGGAACACATACAGCCGGGGAGTGAACGAATTACTAGCGTCAGCCAACCGTGGTATTGGAAATACTGCGTCTATGTTTGGTTCTGCTTTAACGTATTTGGGTGCAAAAGGGACTGATACGGGGAGTAAACTAGGATCAGGTGGTGGATTATGGAAAGCGTACTCTAAAGCCGGAGAATGGCTATCAGGCGCTGGTGAGGGCATGACGACAGCGCTACAGACGGAACGATCAAAAGAAATTGACCGTATTTTTAATGAAGACCCTGTAGCAGCGCTTGCCTACGGTGATTTTTGGCTAACTAAGGCACCAGAGCAGCTAGTTCCTAGTCTTGCGTTGATGATTCCCGGTGTAGGAGTCACAGGTGCAGTTGCAAAGACAGCGATGCTGGCTAAGTACCCGTTGTTTGTTCAGTATGCAGTTGGTTCACTAGCAGGTGCCGGTGTGATGCGTCCGATTGAGGGACTATCAGAAGCTGGTGATACCTACGAAGCAGCCAAAGCTAAAGGTATGACCGAAGCAGAAGCTGTTAGTGCTGGTGCTGAGGTGTATCGAGGTAACATGAACCTAATTGGATTGGATGCGTTTCAGTTGGCAGTAGCTGCAACACCTATTGGGAAGATTGCCGCTGGTACAAAGACTATTTGGGGACGGATCGTAGTAGAAGCGCTAGAAATGGCAGCCGCTGGTGCTACAGAGGGAGGGGAGGAGGTATACCAAAGCTATATTTCAAAGAAAGCGCTTGGTGAAGAGTTTGATATTTTTGGAACAGAGAGTCAGCAGTCGTTTATCCTTGGTATGATCGGAGGTTTGGTATTCCAGGCAGCTGGTAAGGCTATGACACCACGTGAAGAACGTGAAGCGGCAGACGACTATACAGAACGGATGATCGACGCACTACCGGAGGGAACCCGTGACGAGATTAGGCGAGCAGTCAATGAAGCGGTTGGAGATACTCAGTCAGAAGCAACAGAAGACGGTCCTGGTCCTGAGTTAGACGCTAAGATGGACGCACTAGAAGCCTTGGCAGCCGAGAACCCAGCAGCCATTGAAACCGCAGCACGGGCAGTAGATAGCCAGTTCCAGCAGGATGTTCAGTCAGATCGTACCGCAGCCGAGCAGGAAGCGGCACTAGAAGAGTTTAATAACCAGAGAGAGGAAGATCAGGGTGATATGACTGATATCACAGCAGATATCGACCGAGCAGTTGCTATGGTCCAAGGAAACCAGACACCAACCAACGACAATACGTTCGAGGGTGTAGAAAACATGACACCAGAGCAGATCACAGAAGCACAGGATATCTTTGAGCGTGACTATGCAGACGAGTACCGACAGGTCCAGGAAGAGCAAGCAGCGCTACAGGAGAAAGCAAAGACCGCAAAAGGTACAGAAGCTACCAACCTACAGGATCAAATCGAGAAGTCAGCTGATCGACAGAGTGAGATCGAGTCAGACTTCCTAGCAACAGTCAGTCCAAACGCTCGAAAGGAAGACCCAAACCAAGCAAAGAACATTGTTGATGATGTACAGCAAGAGACACAGTTCACACCTAGCAAGAAAGAACTAGCGGAAGACGTCCAGGAGTACGATAAAGTACGTTATCCAAAGCTATCAGACGGTGAAGCTGCTATGAACAATGTGAACCCAGTACTATTTGGACTAGCTAAAGAAGCGCCGACGTTCGATCAGTTTGTTAAGGACGTGCAGAAGTCCAAAGCAAAGTCAGCGCAAGGATTCAGCCGGACTGACCTACTAGATTGGTGGAACAAACTTGACAATACTAGCGATAAACAGCAAAATAATGACAATGAAAGCGATAACGATACTAAACGAGACATTCGACGCCGAGAAGATTCCGAAAGTGGCAGCGTTAGTGAACCAGGATCGACCGTACCAGGAGAAAGCAATACAGAGTCTAGCGACGAAGTGGCACGGGGGAAGCGTGAGCAGCGCAGTAGTGAGCCTGGAAAGCGATCTAGCGACAGCAGCGTAAAGGGGGAAGATGTAGAGACATCTGAGCGATCGATCGAGAGTGTAGTCGCTGACTTCTTTGCGCAAGCTGGAAACCCACCAACAGCCACTGATTATATAAGTGGTAGCGACGAAGCTGGGTATACATACGACGAAGCACTTGCAATCACAAAAGCGGTTGCGGATATACCAATGGGGGGGGATAACAAACGTTATAGTGCAACAATCACTAAACGGACTGATGGTAGATTCAAAATAAAGAACACGATGCGACAGATCACGGTCCGTAAAGCGAGTATTGGTATGGACGCTGAGGGAGTATATACGCACAACACCACAGCCAGGATCAACGAGAAGCAAAAGAGTAAGCTAGGTAAGGCGGTGACAAAGATGTTTAAGAACAACTTTGAAGACCTAGAAAACGAGTCTACCTACTTCCAGGTGAAGAGAGAGGGCTACATGACACTAAACATAGAGCGTATTAGTGACAACCGGTTGGCTATGTCACACGTGTACACACAAAACGGGGACATCATGCGTGACCCGGAGGTGGTATTTCAGATCGACAATGACGGTCAACTAGTAGCGCAGACCATCGAACATCCACCAATGGTCCTAAACGGGCGAGAATTAAGCGGTGCGGTCCCTATCAAGGCAAAAGACTCATTTCTATCACTATGGGCTGATAACCTCAAAGCACATGGATTCCTGGACGTTCAGAGTGCGCCTAGTATCGAAGTAGCACAGGAAGAAGTACCAAAGACGGTAGAACGGGCGGAAGTGGAAGCATTAGAGCGTGATATGCGGTCCATGTACCTTGCGCTTGGTGAGTCTGACGTAGAGGGCTACAGTAAAGCGGAGAAAGTGTTGAGTGAAATACTGGTAGAACTAGAGCTAGCAGAACCAGGTTATCGGTTCCCGGTAGGAGACAGTGGACAATGGGACGGTGTACCATCTACGTTCCCGGCTTGGATTCCTGATAACGCACGTACCTCAGACGATGTGAAGTATGCGCTAGACACCTTTGACGACGTCCGTTCGTTCTCTTATCCAAAGAAAACAACCGAAACCAAGCGACGACTACTTGCAGATGCTTTATTCGAGCAGCTGGACGAACAACTATCTATCAGAATTGGTAGTGATTTTAGTACTGCAGATTTACGAAAACAAATAATCGACATCTATGAAAACGCAACAATCATCGAACCACCTAAAAAAAGTGAAACAAAAGATGCTAATGGCGATGCAAGAGGGGAGGAAGCAACGGAAAACGAGGGAGGAAATGCAGAGCAAAGCATAGAGGAACTTGCTGCAGATGCGCTGGCACCAGTCACCAAGCACAAGAACGATCTAGGGATCGACGTATTCGAGGTGGACTTGACCAAGGAACCAAGCCAAGCTGAGATAAAGGAAGCAGCAGACTTTGTACCAGCTGGAGGACGAGAGCGTGATGGTGCAGAGGGTAGAGGGCTACTCGATCAGTACTGGACACCACCAGAAGCAGTCAAAATGACGTATGACATCCTGCGAAAGCTAGGACTCAACCTAGAGGGTAAGAACGTCGTAGAACCAGCAGCCGGAGTCGGTAACTTCCTGGAGGGTGTACCAAGCAGCGCCAACGTAATTGCGTTCGAGATCGACACAGATGCGTCACAGGCACTAAAAACCAAGCGTTCTGATATAGCGGTCCTCAATCAACCGTTCGAGCGCCTATTCATGGATGAAACCGGGAAGAAGCTACCGTACAAGTCTGAGACTGACCTGGTAGTTGGTAACCCACCATACGGAAAGCACAGAGGGCTATTCAAAGGATTAGGTGAAGAGTCGAAGATCAGTAAGTACGAGAACTACTTTATTAAGCGCTCACTCGATATCACCAAGGAGGGCGGCTACGTTGCGATGGTGGTCCCGTCAGCGTTCCTGCGCAACGGCAATACTGAGACTGGAAAGAAAGCAATTGCCGAGCTAGGCGAGTTGGTTGCAGCTATGCGACTACCTAACGGTGCGTTTGATACCACTGATATCGGTACTGACATCCTGGTATTCCAAAAGAAAGCGATCAAAGACATGAAGAGTCAGTCAGGTATGGCTATCTTTGCGTCCCGGATGCGTACAACCAGCGATGATATGTACTTCCGGTCCAATATCAACCACGTTCTAGGTGACGAGGGTATGCGGTCCGGGCGGTTTGGGCAGGAAGCGTTTGTTGACGGATCACTAGAAGCAGCGATTGAGCTATTTAATACTACTGACTTTGCAGCACTACCAAGCAATTCAGCGATTGTGAGTGAGACATACGTGGACTTAGACACACAAGCAGAAATTGAAACCAACGGTAAAGAGGTGAAAGAACCAGTTGATTCTAGTGAGAAGCTGAAAACGCTGACTGATGAGAACCTACATAAAGAAATGCAGAAGACTGAGACACTAGAGCCGGTAGACGAACAGAGCCGTCGGATTGAGCAAGAGGGCGCTGATATCAAGAAAGAAACCCGTGAAGCGAAACGACCGAAACGAGAATACAAACCAGTGCCAAAGGGTAAGCTAGACTTGAGAACCTTTACTGACGTCGATGCGTACGACAATGGACAGTGGGAGTACGTACAACCAACCGGAGAGCTAGCCGGAGACTTTAATGCAGATACAGCGTTCTACATGGACGGGAAGTACTATAACGAGTTCAACTACGTGCAAGGAAACATCTATTCTCGACTCAATACGCTGGAAGCTGACAAGTCAGAGCTAACACCTGAGAAGTACGAAAAGCAAAAAGCGATGCTAGAAGCGGTTATTCCTGAGCGTATGACAGTTAATCGTATGCGTATCTCACCACACACACGATTTGCTGAGGTGACAATGCTAGCAAACAAGTCGCTGCAGCAACGGTTCCTTGGCTGGATCAAAGACCTACCACAGTCAGCGTTCGGTGATTCTTCACAGTATGACGTTCGAGGGTACACCAACGGTACGCCGGTCCGAGGTAGTGACAAGCTGAAAAACGAACAGGATCGACGGACTAGGCGGACAGTAGGTGATGAATTGTTTAGTAAGTTCCTAAAAGATGAGCTAACACCTGAGCAGCAGGCAGAGGTTGAGCAGAAGTACAACACAGCGTTTAACGGGTACTACAAGCCTGATTATAGACAGGTCCCACTACGAGCGATCGTATCAAGTACGTTCAAAGGCAAGCCGCTAGATCTCCGGGAAGTACAGCAGTACGGAGTTGGTTTTCTTATGAACCGTGGAGTAGGACTACTCGCACATGATGTTGGGCTAGGTAAAACTATGCAGGGGATTGTTGCCAACTTGGAAATGCTCGAAAGAGGGTGGGCTAAGAAGCCGCTGATCGTTCTACCAAACATTAACGTGTACAAACAGTGGATCACTGAGATACAAGAGATCAGTCCTGATATAAAGATCAACGAGCTAGCCAACCTTGGTGAAGACTTCAAAGGTGACTACGCAACGCTAGAGATTGAAGAGGGTACACTTTCACTAGTAACAGAAGAGGGATTTAAGAAGCTACGCTTCAAGGATGAAACCTACAACACAGCGACTGCGCTATTCAATGACGTGATCGAGCAGCCTGATGCAGCCAAAACCAAGCGACAACGAGAAGTAGACAAAGCCGCTGGTGAGGAAACAGTTGGAAAGATGATGCGTGGGACTGATAACGACCGGTACTTCGAGGACTTAGGATTCGATGCGCTTACTATCGACGAGATCCACAACGCCAACCACATCATTGGTAAAGCCAAGCCAAAAGATAAAGACGCTAAAACAACCGAGTTCCGGGGATTCCAGCTGAAACCATCACAATACGGGCTAAAGACGTGGCTAGCTGCGCAATACATCCAGGAGAAGAATAACGGACGAAACGTGATCGGATTGTCTGCTACACCATTCACAAACCATCCACTAGAGTACTACTCAGTCCTATCACTCTTCGCTCGCAAGACAATGGAGGATATGGGTATTTTGAACGTGAACGATTTTATGTCGATGTTCATGGATGTAACCTCACAATTGGAGTTCAAAGCCAATGGTGACTATTCTGAGAAGCCTGATGTACGTAATTTCAAGAACTACCAACAGTTCCAACAGTTACTGACACAGTTTATCGACTTCCGGGACGGTAAAGATGCAGGGATCGTGCGACCAGACCGACAAACACGTGAGTTCCGGATACCAGAAAACCAGGATCAGTACGACTTCAAGGCAGCAGCACAACCACTATTCAACGATAAAAAAGATGGAGGTGTACTTAAAGGGATCAGAGAGCTACGTGCAATTGCTTTTTCTCCGTACATGAGTCGCTTCTACAGTGGTCCAACACCAACAGCCAAGCAGTTTGTCGAGGGATCACCTAAGATCAAGCTGACAATGGAGTTGGTGAAGCAGACACTAAAGGACGTAAAAGACTCAGGACAGCTGATCTATTCAACGCTTGGGGTGGAGTACTTCCCATACATTGAGAAGTATCTGATCGAGGAAGTGGGACTCAAAGCGGATCAAGTGAAGATCATTAGTGGTAAAACACCAAAGAAGAACCGCCCCAAGATTCAAGCAGATTTTAACGCTGGTAAGGTCAAGGTCATTATTGGGTCAGACGCTATCCAAGAGGGAGTGAACCTACAGGAACGAACTACTGATATCTACATGCTATCGCAGCCGTGGAACTTTACAGCGGTCCGGCAAGTGATCGGACGAGCGTGGAGACAGGGTAACAAGTGGCGAAACGTGCGTGTGAACCAGATGTTTACTGAAAACTCAGTAGATATCTTCATGGCGCAGAAGCTAAAGAACAAAGAGAAGCGCTACGAAGAGTCAATCAAAGCCGGTGACGACGTGGTGGAGATCGGAGATATCGACTACACAGAGCTGATGCAGAACCTATTGACTGACCCGGTACATCGAACCAAGTTGGAGTACCAGATGAAAGAGCAGGAAATTGGCATCGAGATCAGTCGATTAGAGTCCGAGTTTGCCTACAGCAACCGTAAGAACGAGCAATATATCAAAGCGTGGGAGGATGTACGCAAAGCCAAGGAACGATACGCAGAGAACCCAAATTGGGATTGGTTGGAGTCTACTATCAAAAATGCACAAGAACGACTGGCTAATGTAGCGCAGATGCTAAAAGACCGTGGAGTTGATATTGGCAGCATCGAAGAGAACATGTCCAAGAACGAAGCTAAGATCGACGAGCGACTTGCCCGGCGTGAAGCTATCAAGGAAGAGCAGATCGTAGCGCTAGAAAAGGCTGCTATTGAGAAGCAAACCCAGATGAGTACCGTCGGAAAGGTTGACTACACTGAGTACACTACCGAGCGTAAGGCTGAAAACAGCGATATGTTTATTGGTGACGACGCTATGTTCAGTGCCAAGCGTTCATACGATCAAGAGGTCCAGGATCAGTTGTTTGCAGAAGCTACCGAGCATGACACGGTGGAGAGCTTTATTGAGGCACAGGGTGATGCTCACTACCACGGAACACTGGCAGACTTTGAGGTATTCGATCACAAACAAAAGGGCAGCAATACAGAAGCTGCAGATACTAGTTGGGGATTCTTCTTCCTAAAGGGTGATGATAAGAGCTACATCCCAGACTTTATAGAGAAAACACGACCAAAAGGTGATGAACGGGAAATGAAGATCAAGGAAGTATACCTATCAGTCGCAAATCCAATTGACCTACGACAGTCAGCGGTATTCTCAAACGAAGACCAAGCGCCGCTGCTATATGAGATTATGACCGGCGAGAAGATCACTGACAGCAAGGAAGCGCTAGAGTGGATCGACGAAAACATAGGTATTGCTGAGATCATGGAGTTTGAAGATCTTCTATTTAATGATCCTGAGTACCTGGATTTAATTAAAGAAGCCGGATATGACGGTGTAGTTAGTGACTTTGGAAAGGGAGTATCAGAATACGTAGCGTTTGAACCATTCCAAATCAAAACCAGAGAGCAGCTGGAAACGATCTACGCACTAGCGCACGCACCACAATACAAACGAACTTGGCACGGATCAGGCGCAGAGTTCACGCAGCCTAGTACTGATTTTGTAAACACAGGCGAGGGCAACCAAGCGTTTGGTTGGGGATTCTATAGTGCTGACACAGAGACAGTATCAACCGTCTACAGGGACGTGGAAAAGACAAAGAAAACAGCAAAACCAGGCACGTACACTAAGGGAGATCGAACCATCGACACTAGCCAGGAGTCAGCACAGGCAGAATTGCTGCAAGAGTACTTTACTGTAGGTGAAACAGTACCTAGTTGGGGAGGAAAGACAGATCGAGTGATTGCACTAGACATGAACCCAGCAGTTGGACTATTTGAAGTAACAGTGGAGAGCTATAACAAGGACACTAAGCAATACGAGGGACGTCGAACACATTCAACCTATCCAAACCAAAAGAATATCGACTTCATTATGCAGTTCCGAGGATGGAACCGTGAGAACTCAGCAGCGTACCTATACGAGCTAGAGATCGAAGATGCAGCAATTGAGACAATGTTGCTATGGGACGAACCAATGGCTAACCAAAGCGCAGAAATCCGACGATTCGCAGCTGAAGCACTACAACAAAGCGATTCTCGACTGAACCCAGAGGGTAGCAGTACTGGTGGTGAGTTCTACCGTGTGGCTTCTACTATCTTTGGAGGGCAAGAGGGTGCAAGTAAGGCGATGCTAGAATACGGTATTAAAGGTGTGAAATACGCTGATGGATTCACTCGAAACCAGGAAGAGCAGACATTTAACTATGTAGTATTCGACACTAACGACGTCACAGTTATCTCACGCAACGGAGAACGGATGATGCTCGAAGAGACACCACTGTACGCTAGAGTGAAGACAGTACCGATTCGAGACACTGAAACCGGGAAGTTCCTTGGATCATACAGTCAAACGGTCCCGGACTTGTCAGAGACAGAGACAATGATGAACAACTTGGTCAGTTCAAGAGCGACAGAGCGACGAGTCAACCGAAAGGGTAGAGTCTCAGAGTACAACCCTATTAAAGCGGCAAATATCGACCGTAAGCAGGGTAGGGATGCGGCATTGGAGTATCAGTACAAAATGACCGCAGCGATGCCTGGTGAGATCACAGAGCGCCTTGCAGACTACAAGCGACGATTCAAGCTGGACTTCCCAGTGGAGTTTGTTGATACCATCTATACCGGAGAGCAAGAGTTAGTCCACGGACGTATTGAAATGGTCCGAGCATACGGTGTGTCATACAACATGGGTATGGCGTTCCCTACATTCAGTACCAAGACAACACCAGATCACGAAATGATCCACTTGGTCCTACGAAACCTAGTTGGAAAGATCGACCCGTTCATGGAGTTCAACATGGATGCGCTGCTAAAGACTGCTAACGGTGGTGTAATGCCAAAGACAGCAGGACAACGAGTAGCAGCAGAAGAGAAAATTGCTGTTGGATTCGAGGGGTACGTTGCCCGGCGTGAAATGGGACAGACAACTATGATGGGACGCTTCTACCAGGCACTATACGACGCTATGGTAAAGGTGAACGCAGCACTAGGACGTGATCTACCAGGACTACAGAAGTTCTACTTTGCAGTTGCTACCGGGAAAAACAAACGACAGAGTATTAAATTACACGCTAACCCGGTACGAGCAGCACGGGTACGGTTCGAGACACCAGACGGTATTAAATACCTAGACTTTGGTGCGATAAAGCGTGAGAAAGACTACGAAGACTCACTTGGACGTCAGGCACTATTCAATTCAATCCTGGATCAGTCGGTAAACCAACCGGAGGTCATTAACAGTGTGCGCAAGGACATAAATATGTTCGAGAACCTGCTAGCGCAGTCACGTGATCTCTACCTGAAAGACCCGGAAGAGTTCAAGGCAGCTGATCTATACGAGACAGTGGCTGAGAACCAGGATGCAGACAAGGAAATGCTCGACGCTATGATGGCAGAAAACATCCAGGACTACATGAAGCTGAAAAGTAAAGATCGAGCTAGAGTCGATGAGATTCTATGGAGAGGTGACTCACTAGGTAAAGAGTTCAGCGACCAAGAGATCATCCAGATGGGTATGACTACTCAACAGCAAAAAGCGTACAAGGGTGTACGGTATGCGCTGGACGTTGCTCACGAAATGCTGCTACAGGAAATGCGTGGCAAGGGTATGGAAGAAGCAGAGATTGACGCTTTCAGACAAGAACGTAAAGGCTACATGCCGCACAAGTGGAAGTACCCGTATGTGGTCAAGCACCAGAAGATGAACGAGGGCGGAGGGTACCAAACGTACCTGATGGAGTCATTCAAGACTGAGAAACTAGCACAAGAACGGTCCCAGCAGCTAGCTAATGAGAGCCAAGATGCACTGACTCGGTTCGAGATCGACAAACTACAGAGCCTAGAGGTGGACTTCTTTGGATCGCAAGAGCTAACCTCAGAACGTATGATCCCAGTGATCGAGAACATGAAAGAGAAAGGATTCATCCGGGACGATGTATCACGTATTCTACGCAACCAATTGGTTGATATGTTTAAGGAGAAAGGTTTTGGACGCCACTATCTACGCCGAACAGGTGTAGGAGGGTACGATACCAACCGCACACCAGAAGTTATTGCCAACTACTTTAGTGGATTTAGTGGGTATATTTCAAAGATGCGTCACTCGACTGCGTACTTCGATGCGCTATCTAAGATCGACGCACGACGACAGCCAGAGTTCTTTGCATGGCAGCGTGACGCTATTATCTACAAGCTGAACAACAAACCAGAGGATATCTACATCCCGATCCCTACTGGAAAGGATCAGACTATGAGTATCAGTATGCGTGGTATGACGTTTGCCTACTTCCTAGCGAACGACTTGTCCTACCTAGCAACCAACGCAACCCAGAACTTCATTGTTGGACTTGGTGAAATGAGTAAGTACTACGAGGGTGCAGGAAAGATTGCTGGTCCTGAGAAAGACCTGGTGAAAGCGATGTTTGACTACTCTAGTGGCAGGATATCAGCGCATGAGCGTATAGTGATCGACCAAATGCTGAAAAAGGGACACTTAGGCGCTGAAATGTCAGCCGAGCTAACTGGATTTAAGAATAACCCGGTTTATAGCGAGATCAGTTCACGGTTCAGTAAGCTGCTATTCAAGAGTACAGCGATCGTTGAGCAGAATATCAACCGTATTCCATCATTCCTAGCGATGTACCGACACTTCAAAGCGCAGGGTATGACCAACGCCGAAGCACAGCGGAAATCAAAAGAAGTCTCAGATGATATCCACTTCCGATACGGACGACAGCACCGACCACGGGCGTTCCGGGGACGACTAGCAGTTGTGTTTGTCTTCCAACACTACATTCGATCGTTCCTATTCCAGCTATACCGTGACGCTTCACGGGGAGAGTTCGTAGCGCTAACACGAAAGATGGCATATACCAGTGTTATTGGTGGAGTCACAGCGCTACCATTCGCAAAACTAATGATCGAGATATTCAGGAAGCTAGTAGGGGACGACCGGGACGAAGAAGAGATCATGCGAGAGCTAGATACATGGGAAATAGCACTTACCCGTGGTATTCCAGCTGCGTACACCGGGATTGACCTATCCAGTCGAGTTGGTATTGGACTAATGACAGTTGACTCTATCCTGGATAACCCGTCAGACGTTCGATCGTACATTGGTGCAACAGGATCACTATTGTTTAAGCGACTACCACAAGGGATCGACATGCTTGGACAGCAACGGTATGCAGACGCAGCCGGAAAACTACTACCAGACGTATTCGCTAACCCGATCAAAGCGGTTACTGGCTACAGTTGGGGAGTACGTAGTTCATCCGGGAACCCACTACTAGATGCAAATGGTGATCCATACAAGTACAACACATGGGAAGCGCTGATACGTGCTACAGGCTACACACCGACTCAGGAAGCGATTCTTTGGGATCAACGAGTCCAAACGTGGAAAGCACAAGATAACATCACAGCCGGGCGCACAGACGTCAGGAGGACTATTCAAGGGATGGTAGGACGTGGTGATATCGAAGCAGCACGTGAGCTACAGGCAACATCGCAGGAGTCAGGGATCATTAGTGAGAATACCGACTACGTAAAAGAGTTCCGGGAGGATGATCTGATGGCAAACGCCGTTGCGCAGTTTGAAGCGAGCGATAAAGGACGTGGTGCGATCTCACAGATCGAGGATGAGTTAATCGACGAACTCTACAACGGAAAGGTTACTGACCTACAACGGAACAACGTACGTAAGGAACTAGCAGTTTATCGACAGTACGGACTCAATAATGAGTACGTTGATGATATAATGCGACTACGTTCAAATGCTGACAAGGTACAATACCTCACTGAACTAGAAGCAGAGATCGGAGAGGAAGCATTTCAAGAGTTCTACAAGCTAGGGCGACGGAAGATCAGAACAGAAGCCGGAAGTATGGTGCCTATTCTTTTCTCCGACAACCTCAATAAGGAACTACGTAAGGCAAATTAAGCATTTATGAAATTACTCAAACATCTACGCCATGAAGTAGTTTACTTCTTAGAGGTAAACGAAAGCACACTGTGGTGCATCGCAATAGTGTGCTGGCTAGGATTCATTCTCTACTAACTATGCAAATACCCACGCAGCAACAGTTTAGAGCAAAAGCAATCCTGCTATCAACCACCAAGATTCCGATGGAAGTCTATGAAGAACTTTCAAGGGAGTGGGACGATGCAACAAAAAACATTCCAAACTTAGTGACAGAACCACTATTTATTGGAGAAAACGTATCGGTCCCGGATATTGCCGGGATGCGGTATTGGAACGCTGAGAAGAACCGTGCGCAGATGCGACACTCATGGTTCGAGGAAAACATCACCAACAAACTCAACGTCAAAGAACGTAACATTGTTGTATGGCACATAACACCAGAACAGAGAACCGCTTGGGGACTTCCTGAGACTCTTAATGGTGTGTACTGGAAAGACAACAACGCCGTGCTAGAAGCGTATATTTGTTGCGCACCAAACGAAGTTGCCAAGTCACGCCATGCCACAAGGGGACTACTAGAGATCATCCGGTTATTCCTACATGAAGCTGGACACGGATTGACTCACTTCTCAGGTAGACGGGACGAGCTACGGGCTAGTATGGGTATCACAAACCCTAAAGAGCTACCGGTCCACCACGCAGACTATGTATTAAAGGACGTCCGACAGGTATATCGACACATGGACTTCACTAGATGGTCACTAACTCGATTCTTACTGAGTCTACTTTTATATATAATTCCACTTATGAAACAAGTCAGCGAAAAAGAAAAGGGAGTAGTAGAAATGGTAAACCCACTAGCAGCGTTCCCAATATCACAGAAGTACGGTATTCACAAGCCTGAGTGGTACCCACTAACAGAGCATCACATCGGTTGCGACTACGCTACGCCAATGGGTACGCAGCTAAAAGCCTGGATCGACGGAGAAGTTGTTTCAGCCGGATTCTCTAATACACTTGGCTACTTCTGCGAGTTCAGGTACACCCACAACAAAATCAAATACGCTGCTCGCTTGCTGCATCTACAAGGATTGCCGCATCGTGGAGTCCGTAAAGCAGGAGAAACGATCGGAACTACCGGGCAATCCGGTTTTGTAACTGGTCCCCACTGTCACATAGACGTGTGGTTCGACCAGGTGCAAATTGCAGACATTAACAAGGATAATTGGCAAGAGCTAACTATCGACCCAGAAAAGCATTTTCTAGGGTAATATATATTCATTATGACAATAGCAGCAATCATCGCAGCATTTATCGCTAACGGGATCACGCAGTTCGTGAAACCAGCGAAAACAACACTACTTAACCAAGAAGAGATCGACGCACGCCGGACCTGGATTCAAATTATGAACGCAGCGTTTGGACTCATCGCACTCATCGTATCGTCTATTCTCATGGGCGCAGAGCTACCAGCAGATCAAGTAGCAACGTACGCACAAGTACTTGCCGGAGGTGTGGTGACGTTCCTTTCATCACAGAAGATTTACGACTATTTCAAGTAGGTAGTCGTATTATTACCCAAGCTAATAAATAAACTATGGAAGCAACACCAGTACAAAAAGTTATTGACCGAGCCGGAGAGGGAAGAGAGTCACTAAAGCAGCAGGAAGCGCATATACGTGACTTTGTAGCACAAGTTAAAGAAACACCTGACGCAGAGGGATTTAACAAAGGAGAGTGTATTGCGCACGCCATGATCGCACTACGTGCCGTCGAGGATGCCCGTATGCGACTCGGTAAGGTGATCCAGTACGCAGATGGTGGTGAGAGCGTGTATGATAAGCCTAAAGCAGCCTAGCCTATGTCAGAGCCTACAGAAGAAGTAGCAAACGTGACGCTAGTATCGTTTCAAATGGCACTCACGCACCTGAAAGCAGGACGTAGAGTAGCTCGAAACGGATGGAACAGTAAAGGGATGTGGTTGAAAGCACAGTTCCCGGACACAGGATCAAAAATGACGCTGCCTTACATCTACATGAAGACAGCAGATGATAACCAGGTCCCGTGGCTAGCTTCACAAACAGACCTACTGGAAGAAGATTGGGTAGTCCTACAGGACTAACCAGCTCACCTGCCACGTGTAGGGAGAGTCAGAGAGCCGTCAGCCATACGCT